TACCCACGGATGCTGCCTTGTAGCTTCTGAACCTGCTCGGTGTTCCCCTCTTTCTTCGCTTTCTCCAGCATGTCGCTGAAGTGGGCAATTTGCTTCTCGGTTGCGTTTTTGCGAGAAGACAGGTCGTCGACCAGCTTCTGCGCCGGTTCCAGATAGGACTTGTTCACCTTCTCGCGAAGCGGTGCGAGCAGCTTGTTCTTCTCGTCGTCCGAAAGCGATTTGTCGTCGTTGATTTTCTGGATCTTATCCAGAGCCTCCTGACGGGCTTTCACAAACGTTGCAGAGAAGACCTGGTTATCTGCCCGGATTTTCTCAATCTGGGATTCAGCAGCCTCTTTTGCCAGCCGTTTGGCCACCGCGCCATCACCCAGCGCCATCGTGCCTGTGGTTCTTTCGTACTCTTCCTGATTTTTCTTCAGGCGAGCCTCAACAACCTCTTTGGACTCCTTCACGGCGACAGGGCCAGCCGCTGTGGAGTAGTAGTTCACGCTTTCACCGGTTTTAAGCGCCTGCTGGTCTCGCTGGATCTGTTTTTCAAGCTCGGCTGCACGCGCTGCCATCTGCGCACGCTTGGCCGCAGTCATCGCCTCCGGGATTTTGCGGATCTCGTCCACAACTTTGGACGTTTCGCTGCGGAGCATGGTCATATACGTGATAAGACCGGCTACAGCCACGGTAGCTACGGTGAACGCTGCACCAATGGGGTTTGCTGCAATGAACGCAGTTAGCCCAGCAAACGCGCCCTGAAGCCCCGTAATCGCGCCACGGATAGCGAAGATCAGCGATGGGATTGGAGCCAGCCCCATACGAGCCGCACGATTAAAGCGGGTGACCGCTGTCGCGCCCAGATTGAACGGAGCCTGGAGAACGGTCGACATCTTGGTAAATGTGTTAACCATTTGCCCGGCAGTACCGATCACACCTGCAATCCCGGCACGCATCAGCTTGAACGCCACCATCGCAGCAACAACTTTGCCCAGGCTGATAACCAGCTCCTGGTTTTTAGCCAGCCACTGCGCCAGCTCGCGTAAGCCGTCGATCGCCGTGGAGAGTCCGGAACCCAGCGAGTTAGCGAACGAAATGCCTTCAGCGCTGTTCATGATGGAAGCAAGCTCTTTCATCCCCTTTGTGAGAGAATCCAGATAGCCCGCCTGACCGACACGATCGGCAAACAGCGTAAAGGAGGTTTGCAATTGCGCCAGCGCACCAGTGTAGGTTTGCATCATGTCTTTGGCGGCGTTTTCGTTCTCCGCACGCAGACCAACGAACATCAGCGATAGCGCCTGTTTCGCTTCCACAGTACCGGTGGAGACTGCTTTGGTCAGTTCCCCCATAGTGATACCGGCAGCGTCTGCCATCGCTTTCATCGCGTTAGGAACGGCTTCACCTAATTGCTGACGCAGTTCTTCCATCGACACGACGCCCTTACCGGACATCTGCTGGACAGCCACGGCAGCACGTTTAAGCAGTTCGCTATCGCCGCCGAAGCGTGCAACGGAGTCCACCAGTGCTTTCAGCGACCCGTCAGTAGGATCGAGACCTGCCGAGCGGAATTTAACGAAGGAATCGGTCAGAGCCTGCATCGCAAA